CCCAATTTCCGTATCCCCCCGTTCCGTGATGTGGACAATGATATCGTCTTTAACAAATGCTTTCATGGGCCGTGTCCTTACGAATTATAATTTAATACTGATGCCGCACCAATGTGTGCTGCCGGCAAAGCCGATTCGGAAAAAATTTGAATTTCAGCAAGATACACACCATTGAGGGCGCTTACGTCTATTCCAGTTGCAGTTTCTTTCAATACATAGGTACCACTACTGGTTTGCTCTACACTACTATCAACGCTATTTATTACCAACTTCGCTCGGGTGTAAAAAGCACCGCCCGATCCGACAAGTGAATTTCTAATCCTGAAAATCGCTCTAACTAAATCAGATTTTCCGGTAACAAATCGTAGCGGGAATGAATAAGCAGTTTCCCACGTATAGGTGGCTACTGCTGAGTATGCTACATCACTATTGAATAATGTCACTGCATAATTGGCCATTTGAGTATGGTCGATAAGGAAAGCAGTGGCCATTTTTGCCAATTCTATCGTACCGTCCTTAATGTTTTCATTTAGGACACCACTAGCCCCTAACCCTATCTTCGCACCTGTAACATTCCTGGCAGCTATTTTAGCTGTAGTGACATTACTGTCGAGGATTGAGGCCGTAACCACTAAGTCCTCAGGTGCACGATTATTGCCAATATCCCAAACTACACGCCATAAACTCCCGGTGTAAATTTTTAGTAAATCATTGGTAGTATCGTGCCATATTTGCCCCTGGGTGGGACTTGACGGTGCGCTCGTGCCTGCAAAAGTGCTTCTCAAGGCAGCAAAATTATTCTCCATGTTTGCCAAATCAGTTTGGCCTACGTGTCCTGATGCATATGAATCAGTAGTCCATGTTTGAGACATAATAACCTCCTAAATCAATTCACAAAAGTTTACTTCAAAGTTTTTGACTAAAGCGTTTACCGCATCACTCGGATCAATGATAGTTATTTCAACCTGAAAATATTGCCCGGTTACGATACCTGACAGTAATTCCATTTTCTCAACCTCGTTTGTCGGCGGAGAAACCGTTCCATATTTCAAGGTAATCTGAACACTCGCACCAGAAGTTAATTCAAAGATTTGAGTCCAGGTCCGACTTACATCAGCATCATCCCATGATGCGCTATTAATTTCATCAACCTCAAAAAGAGTTGCAGTATCAAATCGGACTGCCACGCCATTCGCGGAACTACCTAACCTTATTTCGATTTCCGGGGTTCCCGCGGCGGTTTTAAAAAGATAGTCTTCATCACCCCAGCCGCTTGAAGCAGGTAATTCCTGGTATCCATCGGGAGTAACCCATTCACTGTTTGTATTATCGTAAATGCCGAATTCCGCTTTTTCTCCTGAATAATACAAGTCAGCTCGATACCATAATTCTCCACTGAGGGTATTCCGTTGATAAATCCTGCCATCATCCGCTGAAGGGGTTATTTTGACACACTCACCTGATTGTCCGTCGGCATCCTCAACAATAGCCGAATCCGTTTCCGCCCAATCATCAAGTACCGGCCCAGTCCAGTTCTCCATCCCACCATTGTCAACGACCTCTCCTCCCTTAAACACCAGCGGAATAACATCATCCCAAGTCGTTCCTTCCCCAGTAATAACGAATTCTGTATCTATGTAAACCAGATATCTTGAGGAGGCCAATAGATCAAAAATAGGCGAAGTGTAAGTCCCGGTAAGCACCCCTCCATTATGGCTGCATTTCAGATAATCATCCCCACTATAAGTTACGTGTTCGGTATTATCATAAGCTCCCCCAGTGTAATCATCTGTTTTGGAATCAGATATCGACCATCCATCAGGAGGAGCCAATAAAGACACTGCCGCCGATACAGGTGTTTCGCCATATTCACCATTAGTTCCGAGAGTATTACACCAGAACGTGTGAGATCCGGGTTTAACACCGTACAGCGAAAGATTAGGTGCCCGCAACGCTGCAAGAAAAATTGCACCAGACCATGAACTGCCAAGTCTGAATTCATAAATCTCGACATCGGGATCGCTTACTTTTGTGGCGTAAAGATTAATACAGTTTGAATTCACTATGGCATATAAAGCACTTAAAGATGCTGGGGCAGATGTTTGGCCACCAACCAGATGTTTCATACTGAAGGCATGTTCATCACTCTGCTTAACCCCCCAAAGAGATACAGATTTCAAACGAATGTAATATGTAGACCCATCTTCAACCGGATCAATATTAAAGTCGGTTGTAGCATTAAAAGCATGTTCCCACATAGCGGACCAATAAGAGGTTTCAGTATCAGGGGTCTTCCCCGTTCCAGCTTGAATGCAAATATAAACAGCCGAATCATAAGCAACCTTATCCCCAACTTCATAGGCTTCCACATTATCATATTCGGATTTCCCGTCATCAATCATTACATGCACTTCCACATGATCAAACCATGTGTAATCGGCAGGCGGATCGAATGTAATCAATAATCTGGTAAACGTCCTGAGTCGGTAATTATATGTTTCCTCTGTAATAACCCCATTCGATACACCTGGAGGCTCATCCCTTGGATCCGGGAGGGTTGAATCATAGATGTCGTCAAGATCAATGTCATATATATCGTTATAAAGAGTAGACGCTTCGTAACTGAGGTTCAGCTCAATAAGACCCCCCTGTTGGATATTAGCATCTATTACCCGCATATAAGTTTTCCGGACAGATAATGCCGTTGATGAAAAATATACAATATCATGAGCTTCGAGCTGAACAGCATCATCCCTGAACAACCCTGAGACAGACCTGGATAACTGCTCTCGTTCAAGGAGGTATGTCCCTATCTTTCCCGCTATTTCTCTATCTGTGACGCCATTCAATGTGACATTCCCTATATTCCCGGCTTCTTCCCCAATAAGAATAGAGTCCGGGTTAAAATTCTTTTTAGCATCAATATAATTTATCCGTAACCCATCATGAATTCCGAATTTACTTGGCTGGCTAAGAGAGATAACCGCTTTTCCACCAGCATCTCGGACAATATGCTTATCTTCTAATGTCATAGCGGATGATTCTTCATCAAGGTCTGAATATCTCAAATAAAACTTTCCATCCCACCAAACTAAACTACCGCGAAATGTTCGAAGAATTTCATTCACGATATCCCTTGCAGTCTTATCCTGGTTAATAAGTATGTTCAATGTCCAACCTTGAGCGTCACAATAATCCGCCGCAGTTGTCCAGGAAGGGATATCTATGGTGCTGGCATTTTTTCCACGTCCGTATCGAGTATTGGTAATATAATCATAGAGACATAATACAGGATTCGTAGAATACGCTGTGGATTCATCTCTAAAATCGTAGACCTTCCGGCCTTTTAGCTCAATAGTTCTTTGTGGTAGGCCCTGGAAATAATCTCGACTCCAAGTAAATTTATAAACAATGTAGCAGGTGTTCCTGAGAGGATCTGACCATCGATCATCAATGGTATTCTTCAACTCAGTTGCAGTTACTAAATCGGCATCAGCTACCTGAGAAGCCGATCCGGAATGAAACGTATAATCAGCGTAGATTCCATACTCTGATATCAGCTTATCCCCTAAAAAGATCTGAGCAACACTATCTTCTTCAACAACGCCGTCACACTCCCCCTCGCTAAGAGTTGAAACTACCCAAAGGATATTGTTGGTACTCCCGCTTGTCCCCATATACACATCATTACAGCCGACCCTAAGAGTTCCGTAAAGGATTTTCATGGGCTCTTCTGTTGAACGGCTATTGGTTTTTATACCGGGGTCTCGTCCAGTACCCGAGGTTGGATCATCTTGGCCCGCTAAAGCCGTGCCAATAGTGTAGGCAAAGCTGGCTATACTAATTGCGCCAGCTATAATTTGCGCTATGGTCAATCCAGTATAAGCAATTACAGCACCCATAATCTCATCCCTTATCTCTCAATCTGAATACTTTTTTCACATCAAGAACATCTGTCTTCACAAGAGTAACCCCTTTATTTATAAAGGACCCTAAAACATGACCGTTCCCACCACAAAGACCGAACATGGCATCGCCACCGGCCTTAAAAGTAAATGCAACTATATCTCCCGGTCGCATTCTTGTTGAATCTATTGTATCTGCATTGGCTTTTAGATATTCCATGCCAAGCTGTATCGTTTTCTTTCGGTCGGTATTCCATAAATTAACAAGATCACCATGGCTTTCTTTTGAGAAGAGACTGTCTTTAGCGACTTTATGCAACCCGAGTTTTTCAGCAATAGACACCAGAAACGAACCACAATCGTAACTGTTTCCCCATCCACCTTCCTCGAATGGTTTCCCAACATACGCGCTTGAAACTTGCGCTAACCTTAATTTCTTTTTTACGCCTGTTGACTTCCCCACCATATCTCCTTATCCATTAATCCCGGCAGGAATCTAAACCCGCCAAAGTTATCGGTATTTCCCAACGCCTGACACCGGGTATAGCTCCTGTCACACCATTTATCCCCACCACTGTAGCCACATTCGGTCCCCTTAAAGACTATCCACCTACACGATGCACTGTGCCGGGCAAGGGTTTGTTGTGCCCAGCTTACAAAATCGTTTGTAGTCGTCATAGCAAGGCGAGCTTCGTCAAGATCCCACGCATCTACCTGGCCCTCGAATAAAGTTATGGGAGACCCGATTATCACCCTGTTGGAATTGAGAACTACCTGCCTGAATTTGATAGGGGTCCCCATGACTACCTGCCCAGCGAACACTACTGAAAAATATTGATCTAAATTGTCAACTTCAAACTTAAATTGATCCACCACTGATTTCATAGAATATCGAATTGCCTCAAAACTAAACCCCCGGGGATAATAGGTTTCGCCTTCCGACGAATACCCAGTTTCCCACTCAATCCCATCCTCCCAGTCAATCCCGGTTTCCCACTCAATCTTTGCGTATGTCCCAGTATTTAACGGGATGTCGCAATCAGTAAATCGGTAATACGCTTCGTTTACCAATATCTCAAGCATGTAAAACGAAGTGATTTCTTCTGCTTCTAAGGCAGTAATAAGCTCGGAACTGAGTAGGCGCATGGATTATTCTACTTTGCTTCTGGCTGTGATTTCTCCGGCCTCTTAATATTGTCCATAAAAGCCTTGTTGATCTCCATCAGGAGGCCTTTCATGGAATAGATCGACAGCCTGTTCCCCTGCTCTTGCTGAAAGTATTGTTGTAAAGTCTTCTCAACATCAGCTTTGGCCTTCAGTGTGTAATTGGCGAAAGCCGTTGGAGTTATTGCGAAAAGTCCGATGATTGCAAATAATATAATCTTTTTCATGGTGTCTCTCCTTTAGTTACGTTTTGCCTCCAATTCCTCAACCCGTTCTTTTAATTCAGTGATTGCTTTGACTGCGATACAGAGCATTTTACCTAAATTGCGACCATCCGTGTCTATAGTAACCTCATCATATTCAGGCTTCTTCTCATCGTCTTTCAATTTGTCAATATCCACGAACTGTCCAGTCTGCTTATCCTTATATTTCTTTTCTTTGTACTTGACCCCTACACCAGGCGGAAGTGTAGCATGATCTACCTTGGCCCAACCATCAACACTGGCCCCTGGTTCCGGTTGTATCGCTGCTATCTTATCAAGTGCATCATTGCCAACATACAAAGGCGAATACTCAATATAACTGTCAGCCCTAACATTGCCGGCTACATCTAACTTTTCTACAGGATCTGTGTCACCTATACCAACATCTCCACCTGCCTCAATATAAAGCCTGGTCGTATTAGTGGTCTGGAAGTACATGGGAGCAGCTTCAAAGGTCTCAATTTCAAAAGGCCCAGTACCCCTATGAGATAAGCCTGTACTCGTGTTGATTCCACCATTTCCTCTTATAATTCTGAAATCATAAGACCAGTCCTTCGTATCAAAGGTCCAGTAATCACCCAAATCGGCGACAATCGTTGAGCTAAATGTAACTGATACACCAGTTGCACCCAATGCCTGGGCTGATCCAGTTATAAATATTGCAGTCCCATCCCATGTACTACCGCCATCGTCAGACCACATAAAAGTATCAGGGGAATCTCCGTCAATCTCAATACGAAAAGACGCAATCACAGTAGATGTCCCGCTCGTTGTGAGAGTAGCAGATCCAGTGTTGGTCCCTCCATCTGTAATATCACCTCTATTATCAGAGCCATAAAAATCTATATATGCGTATCTATCACCGGACCCTCTACCATTCAACCTGATGTAACTTGACACATTAGCTGTCTGAGCATCTCCAGTCCAAAAACCATTAGGTGCATAAAGCACTCCGGTTCCAGTAGCAGGGTCGATTGTTAAGTTCCCGTCATTGTCTCCTTTTACCGTAATGTTATTTGTTGTGTTAAAAGTTAGGGTTTGGTTCCCATCACCGTCACCGAAGGTTAGGGCATCCCCGTTGACTGCGAAGTCGCCAGCCAACACCACATCCTGGTCAGTTTCTATTGTAACTGCTGTAGTATTGTTTGTCTCAAGAATTACTTCACCGGCATTAAGAGTCCCTATGTATAAACCGCCTGTCCCCACATGAGTGATAAATGAAAGTCCATTAACTTCAGCATCTCTACCAATCGCCAGACCATAATTAGCACCACTATAATCGTCATTATGAAATGCTATGAAAGTCTGGACATCACCATCGTCGTTATTGAGGTCTAATACATTACCCTCAACGTCAAGGTTACCTTTAATATTAACATCACTACCAAGGGGATATAGTTCGATATCTCCATCGTTAGATCCTGATATATAAGAATCGGTCGTACTGTTAAATGTAATCTTCTGTTCTCCGCCGCCGTCACCGAAGGTTAGAGCATCTCCACTAACCACTAAGTCACTTGCAATAGTGGTAGTTCCTCCCGCCGGTGTAATC